TTTTCCATCATACCATCAATATCCTGTTCGATAAATTGCGTGCCATCGACAATCACACCTTCATGAATCGCAATAGTGGCCATAGCGCATTCCAAGATTTGATTAACGGCCATACGAGTTGGCACGGAAAAGCAATTTACAATCAAATCAGGGCTCACTCCATTTTCATCGTATAAAAGGTCCATAGCTTCAGCTGTTTGCCCGATGATGCCCTTGTTGCCGGTGCGACTTGAGTTACCTGTCCAACTAGGTCTACCGTTGCGTCTGATGTAAAATACTCCAGTAGGTACTGTTAAACAATACACATCTCCGTCATAATGTTCTTGGCGTTCTACAATACCATTCTTTGCAACACTAGGATCACATGTAGGTTCATTATATCGTTGAATAATGCTGATTTGGTAAGAATCATAGTTATGCTTCACATTGTATCCGAATGATTCAATAAATTGTTCATGTCCCGCTCTACGATGTAAGTTTGCATTAGCACTAAGTCCACAATGTAAAGCCAAGCGCATAATATCGTCCACTAATCGTTTACTTGAAGTATAATAAATCATGCGATTATTAGCACCGTTATTACCATCGCATGAAATCAAACTATCTAATAATACCATGGCTTGACGTCTAGATACTCCCCAAACATAATCGGGCAAATACTTAGCTCCAGCTCCGACATTTAATGGTATAATGGCGTATAAAGCATACTTGGATTTTACAATATGTATAGCTTCAACACCATCCTGCATACGATGAGTTATAGCAAATCCTAAAGCTTGGCATGTTCTGTTAATATGTGCTATTTTACGTTCCTTACGAGAACTAATAGCTAATTCTCCAGTTTCCATACCACGATCTTTATGATAACTAATACAACCGTCCGAAATAAATATACCCAAGAAATCTAACCAAGCATCCATAGGTACTATCAAATCAGGTTCTCCTGGATATTGTAAAGTCATTGTTGGAGTTTCAACTCCTTCCCATACAGCATTCTTTTTATATTGTACGCGTTTACCGTATACTTTATCAGCTGTGATGAATTGATATTGATTTGAATGACGTTTCTTGACATACATACGATGATTCAATGTAACTTTTTGAGAAATTTGCGCATTGTCAATTTCATACATCAAACCAGTGTGAGGGTAACGGTGAAGTTCACTTGGTCGATTATATACAAGGTTGTGGTTGGCGTCTAAACAAGCCACTTGATCATTGAGTGTCACATCAGCTATGGGCATCCATCCACGTTGAGTTAATACTTCATGATCAGGCGTAAGACAGCATTTATCGCCAACAATTAATGGGCGAGATTCTCTTAATTTCACCTTACACATTTGTATATCATCAGCGTTACGTGAAATAATAACCCGATCAACATAAGCGGGTTGTTCGTATTTATATACTATACTCCTATCCACATAGATTGATTTATCCTTTTCAGCAGGTTTTTGTAATTGTAGTGTTTTAACAATCAGCACATCACCTTTGACAACAACACTACCTTCCTTAATAACACCATTTTCAATCTTTTCATAACTAGCATCACGCTTGATATCCATTGTACGCGCAAAATCAGGATTTCCAAAACGTTCCTTTTCGGCCAATTCAGTGCGTTCAAAGTTAAATCGTGAACCATTCATCATACCACGATTTACACTAGTCTGATTTGCAATAATGCTGTCTTCTTGATTATATCCACTATACACGCACAACGCGACAATACAATTAGTGCCATTGGGGTATGTAAAGTTGTCACTAAAGGTGCGCACAATTGGCGTTTCGCAATAATATTGCAGGAATGTGTTTTTATCAATACGATATGGCCAATTAAGCGCAAACCAACCAGTGGATTGTTTACGATGATTGGTGTAATATGTGTTTCTAACTGCATTGCTGTGATTTGCTAATGGAGCCGCTAGAGTCATCATACCTACAATTGCTTGATCAATATCACAATGGGTAAATTGATAAGTAACATCATTTTGATGTTTACGCAATACATTGATATTACGTGCCAGTAGTGCATTTTCTTGTTCTTCGGCACTAATATACTCAATGTAGCCTTGATCGCGTAGGTCGCGCATCGTAACCTCACCACGACGCAGCTTTTCGGCTGTAGCCTTGTCAAACTTGACCCATTGCTTGAATTCAACACTCATGTCCTTGTTTCGCCAGGCGGTCATGTATTCTTCAATATTGTTGTAAACAATAACCAATGGACGAATGATTCTACCAGCATCGCACCAGAAACCAACTTCTCGAATTAATGGTTCCCAAACAATACTGATCCAAGGATCTATTTTACCCTCACGACGCAACATACGGTATTTACGTGCAAGTTCATGTGCTTTCTCACAGCAACCAATCCAGTCGCCGTTAACAAACACCTTTGCAAGTTTACGTTTAGTTATATCACTTGGCGCCACATTTTCCAATGGAATAACGCCAGAGTCATCTAACAGGGTCTTTTTAAGCGCATAGGAATTGCTAGCGCCAGTTATAACAGCCGTGCATGCCTTTTGTTTATTGACACCCACTTTCTCACCAGTATCGGCAGATTGTGTAACGTCAATAACACCTAGATAGGTGGGATGCACACGTCTCATTGCATCGGCACGTTCAGTTTGCTTGTTGCCCGCAGATGTATTTGGTGTAGTAATGGTGTTTAATACTGAAATTAAATTACCATTATTTTTACGATAAACTTGTTGAGAAGCCATACGATTAATAACTTCAGTGCGCTTAACAGTAATCGTTTTGTCGCCTGAAGTGATGGATTGAACCAACAATTGCTCAAGATCCTTGGGCTTAATAGCTGATTTCACCGCTTCCGCGAGGTTAACTTTGCTAAATGGGAAATTCTTGAACTGTTTACTTAATGCTTGCTTGATGGGCTGAATAACAACCATGTTGAAATCNGTTTTAAAGGCCTTTGAGAATGAGATACCAGCAGGATGTAAACGTTTGTTTTTATAACTATCACGATCAGTTGATTCCAACACTTCATATTCAACACGTAGTAGTTTATGTATCAAGTGTGTTAAATATCGCGCCTTACGTATACGATCTGCGGCCGTAATGCCGATGTGTGGCAATAAATACTTGTCAATCATGTTGAATGTGCGTAGATTGATGTATCTTTGCACGTCATCGTCTTTGGCGGCATTTGGCGTTGCTGCGGCTTCGTTAACAAGCTTTGCAATGTGATTCACAATTGCTGTAGGGTCCGTTTCGCCTGCAATTGATTCAAATTGTTTACCTGCCACATCAAATGATTTTTCCAAAATTCTCATCATGTGTAATGATACAGTATCCGTGGAATTAATTCCATGAACTATATGATCAGTCATATCCCGTTGGCTACTCATGCCTAATAATCGCAACATAATAAAGAATGGAACCTGTAAATCTTTTAATGGTTCAGTAGTCATATCAATTGTTATAGCGCCCGATTGTAGATAACGCACTAATAATTGATGTGAGTTTTCAAAGGCATCACCGGGTTTGGAAATAAAGGTGCCACGGCATATTTCATTGTTATACATATTCTTGTAAACATGGAACATATTCATGGTAATGTTTTCAAGCATTTCAACCGCCCATTCAGTGCCGTTAACAACAAAGATACCTCCGGGGTCACTAGGGTCCTCTTCAATACGCTTCAATGCTTCTTTAGGCATACCATACGTATTACAAAACTTACTCCGTATCATAATTGGTATTTCCGCTATCTTGTGTTTTTTAACCTCATCAACACGCTCGCGAGTTTTACCATTTTTCAAGTGGGCTCGCGCAGTTATATTGGCCGATACAAACATATCGCCGGAATAAGTTAAACCATTAACACGTGAAAAATTAGGAGTATTCATTTGCTCCACATTAGTGCCATATTTTGTAACAACAGGTGGGCCGATCTCAACATCCTTAATATCTACTTTAAATTCTATTTCTGCGATTTCAAGATCTTCCTCAGTTTTATTACGATCATTAGGCATACGTTCTTCCGCTGTAAATAACTTTGTTGCAATTTGTTTAACACCAACTTCATAAAAGGTGTTCATTGAGTCGATGTGTTGACCAGCTGGGCCGTTTTCTTTTATCTGCCCATGTAATAATGCAAGCATATCACGTGTCGTTAATGTAGGATCTATTGAACCAGATAAACCTATTACCTCACTATTCACGGATGATTGTTTTTTACCTTTTTTGGCGTCACTCTTGGTTTCACTAATGGATACATCATTAATACCTTTATTACCTTCTAAAGCCATGTCGATATACAATAGACAACAAATACGTATTAAGTGACGATAATAGTGTTTAATAACAACGCGTAATCACGTTATCGTATCTATTATTTATATATAGTATATTATAAAGTTCAAATTTTCAACATCTTATTCGTTTAGATATTTATACTCACTAAGATGGAACAAAACAAGGATATTCTGAGAAACATTAATGTTGATAAAAACAAGCATATTAAAAAGCGGGAAACAGCCAAATATAATCCCGATGAGGTTGTGGATGAGTTAACAAAAGGTCAAATCAATAAACGCTATAAGTCGGCACCAAAGCCGCTTTTTAATTACGTTATTGGTAAAGAATCATATAATTCAATGGTAAAGTATTTGAAACAAAAACCCACAATTAGTATTACCGATTATAACTTACGCATGAGCGAGTTATACAACAAAGTTAGTAAATGTTTTATTAGCGATTGCGACACCGGTGGTTTAAATCAATTAAATAATTATCTACGATATGTAAACGTAGAATTAGTTTATGAAGACGAGTAAATCGCTTTGCGATTTGTCGTGCTCCACGTGTTTTCTTCGTCCTTCGGACTATAGCTTCGCTATGGACACCACCCTTCGGGTGGGTGGCCTGAAAGCCCCGCGTCACCCTCCATATTTTTTGGTATCATTCCGTTAACATAAGTCACCAAAAGTCTCCTTAAAATCTTCAAAAAATATGGAGGGTGACGCGGGGCTTTCAGGCCACCCACCCGAAGGGTGGTGTCCATAGCGAAGCTATAGTCCGAAGGACGAAGAAAACACGTGGAGACCGACCCAAGCGAAGCGCTAAAATTGAATTTTTGATTTAGCCTGTTATTAACAAATATATTCAAGTTAAAGAGTCAAAATGAGCCGTGTTTCAGTCTATATCAACAATGTTCACGTGTGCAACGTTGACGCTGAATTGGTAACGGTTAAAACCCCTATCAAGAGCGACGTAGTTTTGCCTCTTACGACCTTGAATTCAATCAGATCCTTGCTTGAGGACGATACCATGACCTTTGAAGCGGAAGCTATTATTAGCGCCGTCGAGTTCTTGGAAACGATACCTTATGCGCCGGCTCTCGGCGACAAGATCCTTACTTGTGATATCAAGTTTAATCTGTTTACTACCACAGTAGTAAACTTCCTCACAGAGGACGATCAGGAAGGAAAGAGATTATCGAACTTTTTACGTGATCGTATGTGGAGAATGATTAAAACACTTGTTGAAAGCAAGAATCCCAATATTACGATTCCGTTGTCAAACACGAATCCTGCGAAGTTTAAATTCGCTAATAGATTGTTGAATGAAACACAATACGGTAGCGAACGCTCCGGTAATGTCGTCGACTTTGATGAAGATATTAGCAAACTTAGGGTTATTCCCGAACGCAAGGACGTTGAATACTTTGAACGTGAAGACGCGCCTAAACGTGTGAGTGGAGAAGCTGCATTTGTATCGCTTGAAGAAGCACATAAACGCTTCCGGGAACTCACATTGGGCGTATTGGAACCCAAGGATCTCGCCTATGCTTGCGTAGCAGGAGGTGGTGTAATGAAATGTTTGTCACCAAGACACGATATTAAAGGCATGCCTAGAAGCGATGTTGATATCTTTGTATATGGTGGCGATCGAGAACGTAGCCGCAAGGTTATATCTGATCTAGTAGCTAAATTCTCAAAACTCGGCGATGTTTACTTTGGAATTCGAGGTAGTTTGATTGATGTTTACATCAAGGACTATCCTAGAACCTTCCAAATTATCAGCATCAACTGCCGAAATTATGAAGAAGTTATTACAAGATTTGACTTAACATACATTCAAATGTGTGTTGTTGGTATTAATGGTGAATTCCGATTCAAGGCAACACTGCCTGCGGTCTACTCACATATTACCGGCACATCATCGCCCGCTAATGTATCACGTTTGCGAGCCGAACGTGTTGTTAAAAGCTGCATGTTGGGCTTTAAGGTTGCAAAAACACCCCGATTAACAAGCGTTGAACCGGCAACCAAGGCCATCTTGGAATCGCCTGAAGCATTCGAAAACTGCCGCAATGTGTTCTATGCTCAATATATTCCTACTACAATGAAGGATGTTGGAGCCGACGAAGAACGCAAATATATTTGCAGTATGATCAGCAAAACAGGCGACAAAAAATACGCCTATATTAGTCAAAGCCCTCAATTTGCTTGCGATAACATTACCTACGAAGGTGACTTTAGCGCTACTTATGAGGGAATGAGCATTGAAACATTCAAGTTTGATCAGATTGAGATCAGAAACATGTATGGTGGTAGTAGAAAACTTAGATATGCTGCTACACGCAAGGAAATCAAGCTTTTAACTGACGAAATGGAAATCAAGGATGTGAGAGAAACTGATGAAAGCCTCAAGGTAATACTCACACCTAGTGTAAAGTTCACTGAATTTGGCATTAAACTCAACAATGAGATTTATCCAAGAATCAACCCTTATGATCATGATGGCGGTAAGTTTAAAAACGTCAAGGATGGATTTTACGTTGTTGAATTCCCATTGGAACAAATCGAAAATGGTAAGCCACCTCTCCGCAACACTCGCGGAAATGTGCTTAGCCGTGAAAACATTCAGCCTGGCAACAAGGTTAAACTACTAATCTGCATGAATACAAATTGTATCTACAGAGGCGCCAACAATGGTATTCAAATATTAACTAAATGTTTGATTAGAACTGACATGGATGACTCCAAGGTTATCATCATGCCGGAACAAGCTCAAATTGAGAAAAAATTAGAAATTGGAAGTGTGACTGGAATTGCTGTTGCTTATGATAGTGATGAAGATGAGTAGAATAATCAAAATTATTCATAATCGTATTTAATAACTTTATTAAATGCACGATGACCAAATTTAGAAGATAGTTTTATTTTTTGATCGTCATCAACTTGCATATTGTATGAACATACGAGTAACATGCCTGCATTAGTGGCATCGTCTAGAATGCATTTAGTTTGCTCCTTGGGCGATTTGCCAGCGTGACGTTTAAGTGCGTTGGCGTAGTAATTGGGAATCGCCTGCAAGAATACTGCGATAACCTTTGCTTGATATTCCAAGTATTGATAACGTTCTTCACCAATAATATATTTTTGAATGTTGCTTGGGTCGCCAGAGTATTGCTTTTGCATATTACGATGAAGATCATACATATGATCGTTAACTGGAAAGCCACCACGAAATCGGCTTACATATTTGCTTGCAAACCATTTAAAGGCTGAATTGAACCAAAGATAATGTTCATTGTTGTCTTTGTTTTTGCTGCTGCGTAAATCTTTAAACATAATCGCTCGATCCATCCATAGTAATTGCGATGCAACTGTCGCGTCGATACCTTTGTAATTGCTTTCTCCTAATATCACCTCAAGATATTCATAAAGATCCATAGAGCATCTAGTTAGATAATAAACAATATTATCTCTTTGCGCAAGAGTAGAGTCTATCACCAAGGGCGAGTTTTCTTTGTCAAGTTTTGCAATTTCATTGTAACATTTATCGAATGTTAAAGTGTTATTGGATAATCGCACAAACAGTCTAGCAATTACACCAATGATCAAAACAATATCATCTTTTAGAATATTATTTAGCCCATTACCATGCGTTTGAAAGTTAAATTCAGCAGGTGCAACTTCAGTAATTGGGGCAAAGTTGCCACCAGATGCAACTCCCAAGATGCAATTTTCAAATGGATTTACAATAATAAATCTAATTTCATTACATTCTCGGATCGATGGATTGAATTTAGGAATGTCATTTTCATTGATGTTTTCAAAGATCAGATTTTCGCGACGATGGTTTACACGTGCGTTTCTGCAAGCTTGTTCAAATACATTTACGTTCATTTTAGCGGACATTTTATTAGATTGGTTGGTAAGTGAGTAGATAAGTGAGTAGATAAGTGAGTATGTAAGTATACTTAAAGTATGTTGAGTATGTTGAGCACAGGAACACAAGGGGATGGTTTAGATACGTTATACACCTCAAAAAATCAATTTTATAGCCATGGGATATGTGGCTAGTCCATAACTATAGTTATTTACCCGTCGATCCAAAGCCACCATCGCCGCGATCCGTCTCATCAAGCTCCTTGACCTCAACGCTTATGATATAGCTGTGATCAAGCTCAGGCAATAGTTGCACAAGTCTGCACGGGAACGTAAGTTCCGCGTCGGATTTATGGCGGCGTAATGCAACTAACAACTCGCCTCTGTAATCAACATCAATAATACCAACACTATTTGCAAGATCAAATCCTGATTTAATAATACTGCTCCTGGGATAAATCTTGGTATAAAATCCCATAGGTGGTTTAACTTTCAACCCTGTGTGACAATAAATTACTTGATTGTCCTCAGCGCACACATTTCTGATGCCCAACAATGTAAGATCGAATCCAACACTACCATCAGTTGCTTTGGTCGGTATAACGGCATTAGGAGTTAGCTTAACAAACTCCATCTGAAATAGTTTGTTGAAATCTGTAACATTTTCATCATCATTAGCAACAAGTATTTTCTTTCCCGCCATGGCATCTCTTACACACGAGTTCCATGCATCATCAGGTAGGGTTGTTAGTGATTCTAGTCGAATGCGGTTTAAAACAAGCGTGGCGATGTTAACGGATTGATTGGACATGTTGTTTAATGTATAAGTATCTACTGCTATTTTCTATATGATAATTATTAGTTAAAGAATGATCACTAATTAATTGTAGTATAGTGGTAATGACAAATACACCTTAAATTTATACTTCCGGGGTGAGGGAGAACTCCTTAAAGCTTCTAATAATTATAATGATATATGCTAATTTAGGTTAGTCTGTTGAATAATTATTGGTCAAGGTTCCACCTATAATAATATACATCTAACAAAAAATTCAAATTTAACTAATTGGCATTATTCGTGTTTCATATGATTTGAAGTATCGATATGGTGGCCGCTGAGTGGTATCTCTTGAGCTGATGTGAGTGTGTCACGATTGTTGACCCAAATAGGTGAATCAAATACATAATCATTGGGTATAGTGGTTTTTTCTTTTTTGTTTAGTTTATAAATACCATAAGCGGTAATAGCAGCAAATCCTCCGGCGGCCCAAGAATACATTGCAAGTATACGCATAGTGTCGTATTCAACACATCTAAAGTAATTAATGTTGCTTGCGTATGAACCTTTTTGCCAGTAACAACTAGTATCAGTGGCCAATAAACACACAAACACAAACGATGAGATGGCATTTGGGGTTAATCGAGTAGCATGATATACATGCAAAGCGAATGAGAAGCTAACCAAACAGACAAATATTAGATTCTCTCGAGTAAACAAATATCCAGTTAGTAGATTGTGAAATACAATTGTGCAAATAATCATTAAAGTGTATTTAAGTATATTTAACATTTTGTAGATTAATAAACAGCTTGGGTTTGAATATATCATGATTAAATAATTCAATTTTGAGTTTTGTGTAAATTAACTACAGAGTTGCTAAATAACCATCTCTTGCGCGTGTATAGTCAACGCACATAGGTATATAGCCCGCGGGAGTGTCTGTTGTGTGGTTATAAATCCCGATAATGTCTTTAGCATCAAGATTAGCCAATTCTGTTACCCATTTTTTGATATAAACGCAATCAGGATCGTATTTACGATTTTGCTCTACCGGGTTAAATATCCTAAACTTGGGTTG